TTGCTACAGTTACTCCGTATGGCTTTAGGTATAGCGTTACTGTTTGTGCGGAAGCAGACGTGTTGCATAAAATAATTTCTTTAATTACAACCGTCGTTACGTATCCAACATTATATGGGACGGTGTATATATCTCCTGCAGACGTAGCAAATGCTGCTGGTCCGACAAGTCTTTTCTGTGTTAAGGGCATTACATAACCTCCATTATAAATTTCATCATATTGTCTCTCACATTGTTTACAGTTGCTACACTCACGGAACTCACCGACAATGTTGTGCCGTCAAATGTAAGGTTTGCACTGCCAGCAGCATCGTTAGAACCGTCTTTATATACGACCTGATTTGCAGAACCAGCAACTGGGCCCGTTGCTCCTTGTGTTCCTTGCGGACCTGTAGCGCCTTGAGAACCTGTGGCACCTTGTGGTCCTTGTGGTCCGGTTGAACCCTGCGGACCTATGTCTCCTTGTGGGCCAGTAGAACCCTGTGGGCCAGTTGCACCCTGTGGTCCAGCAGATCCTTGTGACCCCGTTTCACCTTGAGGTCCAACAGAACCTTGTGGTCCCTGTGGACCCACGGAACCCTGTGGACCAACATCTCCTTGAGCGCCAGTAGCACCTTGAGCGCCTGTTGCGCCTTGTGGTCCAGTTGCTCCTTGCGGACCTTGGGCTCCAGTTGAACCCTGAGGACCCATGTCTCCTTGTGGGCCAGCAGAACCCTGTGCTCCAGTTGCTCCCTGTGGTCCTGTCGAACCCTGGGATCCCGTTTCACCCTGAGGACCAATGGAGCCTTGTGGTCCTTGCGGGCCAGTAGAACCTTGAGGACCCATGTCTCCTTGGGGGCCAGCAGCACCTTGTGAGCCAGTTGCGCCTTGTGAGCCAGTGTCCCCTTGTGGTCCTTGTGGTCCAGTTGCACCTTGGGAGCCAGTAGCGCCTTGGGATCCGACATCTCCTTGGGGGCCAGTTGCGCCTTGGGGACCTGTGGCTCCCTGGGCACCTGTTGCTCCTTGAGCTCCTGTGGCTCCCTGCGGACCTTGAGGGCCAGTATCACCTTGTGGTCCTACTGATCCCTGAGGGCCCGTGGAACCTTGCGGTCCCGTGTCTCCTGTGGTGCCAGTAGCTCCCTGAGCGCCAGTGGCTCCTTGAGCTCCAGTTGCTCCCTGCGAACCAGTTGCACCCTGCGAACCAGTTGCACCTTGTGCGCCTGTATCACCAGTATCACCTTTGTCTCCAGTACGAACAAATGTAATAACTATATCTTGACCATTTGCCCATGATGGAGAAGAGCCAGTCAGATAAGTAACTGGAACTTTATAATATGAGGATACATAAGTGTGTGCTCCACTTATTGCGTAATAAGCAAAGGCCGCTGAATTCCCAACTTCTTCTACCCTAAAGTGTCCCTTAATTGCGGAACTTGAATCATCAATTGTCTCAAGATATGCAGATACATCTACAGAGTTACTGTCAACTGGGTCTATATATAAGAAAGTTGCAGTCACAAGAGTATTGTCAAACTTTAAGTTTGTTGTACCAGGATCACTATCTGCTGTACTTGTTAAGTAATTATATGAAAAAGTTGCTCCGCCAAAAGAGCCCGTTGCTCCCTGTGCCCCAGTTGCTCCCTGAGATCCTGTGGCCCCTTGAACTCCCTGTGGGCCAACAGATCCCTGAGCTCCCACATCTCCCTGTGGCCCAGTTGCACCTTGGGGACCTGTAGATCCCTGAGATCCTGTTGAGCCTTGGGGGCCTGTTGCACCTTGCGCTCCTTGCGAGCCAACTGCACCTTGAGGTCCGACGTCACCCTGTGGACCAACTGAACCCTGAGGTCCCGTATCCCCTTGGGCGCCTGTTGAACCCTGAGGTCCTGTTGCGCCTTGTGATCCTGTTGCACCTTGGGAGCCTGTTGCTCCTTGAGCTCCTGTCGCTCCCTGAGCACCGGTTGCACCTTGAGAACCGACGTCCCCCTGTGGGCCTTGCGGACCCGTTGATCCTTGTGCTCCAGTTGCACCTTGAGAACCTGTAGCTCCTTGCGGACCAACGTCACCCTGTGGGCCATCTCCACCAACTGGTCCTTCGCTACCTTGAGCTCCAGTTGCTCCCTGAGGGCCCGTCGCACCTTGAGTACCAGCGGAACCTTGAGGACCCTGAGATCCAGTAGCTCCTGTGGCACCTTGAGGACCCGTAGAACCTTGAGATCCAATATCACCCTGAGGACCTTGTGGGCCTGTGACGCCTTGGGGACCAGTAGCACCTTGTACTCCTGTTGCACCTTGGGGGCCAGCTGAACCCTGTGGTCCTTGAGATCCAGTGGCCCCTGTTTCCCCTTGGGGACCAGTGGAGCCTTGTGGTCCTATGTCTCCTTGAGCGCCAGTGGAACCTGTGGTGCCTTGGGGACCGGTAGCCCCCTGAGAACCTGTGGCTCCTTGAGAACCCGTAGCTCCTTGGGAGCCTGTGGCTCCTTGAGGGCCTTGTGAACCTTGTACGCCAGCAAGAAGACTGGTACCAACACCATCGCCTCCAGTAGTTATGTCAAGATAAAAACCTCTTGCATTTCCGCCTTGCTCAAAAAAGCGAAGTCTGTTTTGCCAAACGTCAATAGTGACTCCACCAGTAAGGGTGGTGTTGGTAACTGCTTTCTTTAGGAAAATTTCACCACCCTCATCACCAGATGAGTTATTGGAGATGAGGTTGCCTCCAGCAGCTATATTGCCAGAAACTGAGACGGCGGATGGTAAGCTTACAACAAAAGAGCCAGAGGTTTCAGTTACAGTAATTTGATCTGTAGTGCCAGAGATTCCAGTAATTAATTTAGCGCCAACAATAGTATTAGATGCGTTCTTATAGAATAACTTGCCATCTGCATAGTTTAACGCCAGTTCCCCATGAGTCATAGAAGCAGGTACAGACGTAGTTGTACCCGAATTCTTAACTAAAATAGTATTAGCCATGTAAAAACCTCTATAGGAATATAAAATAAGCGCTTATGTTAATAGTAACATTTTTTATTCTGTTGTGCCAGAACAAGATTCCAAATCTTCAAAACGTTTAGTAATCAAATTATCATATTTAGCTGCGATTTCTGCAACGTTGTGTTGGATCAAGGCGTTGCGTGTACGCTGTGCTGTAGAAGGACCAATGTGTTGCTTGTAAATCATCTTGGGAATATAATTAAATTTAGTAATTAAAAAAGTTCTAACAACTAAATCAAAATCATCTGCTACAGTAAAACGAGGATCATGCCCATTTAATTCCCTATAGACACTAGCTCGCCATGCGCGTACATGATTAGGTGCCGAAACGATATGTCTAATAGTAGTGGGATTGACTTCTGGAGCACGCATTGTCCAGACTTGATGCTCTTCGTCCCAGTAATCTGAACCGTAACCAAAAGCCCAACCGTCTGGATATCTTCCGGATTGACCATCAGGTAAAATTTCACACCAATCAGAATAAACAAATCCAACTTCAGGATCAGAGAACGCATCTGCAATTAATTGCAGTGCGTCGGGCATTAGTTCATCATCGTGGTCTAACTCTAATAAAATATCCCCTTCGGCTGCCATCATGCACTGACGTTTAACTCTGCCAATACTTCCGGAATGGACGTGTGATTTATGCGCCATCAGTCTGAATCTTTCATCAGATGCTAAACCATAAATTTGACTCCATGTATCATTATTGGTAGAGTCGTCCCAAACGACCCACTCCCAATTGGTATAGGTCTGAGATTTAAGACTTGCCCAAGTTCTAGCTAGAATACTTGGATCAGTATTATAAGTTGGTGTACAAATAGAAATCATTTAAGCCTCAGTATCAATAAAATATATGTATATATTATCACATTAATTTGCAATGTGTCAATAATCCTTACTCTTATTTAAGGACTTTAGTCTTACTATTTTATCGAGGATGGGAGTCTTTATCATGCGGAATTTTATTGGTAACTTATTTAGGTTTTCTACTATATCACTAGCTATTGTTGGCTTTTTTGCGCCGCTATCAAGTGCGCACGCAAGCAACTTATTAGTCAACGGGGATTTTAATGGATCCTCTGGATGGACTGTGTCCCAAAATGGAGGCTCTGGAGTTTTATTCAATGGCGCTTTGCAATTTTCCTATCAGACCGGCGAAGTATTCCAAGCTATCACTGTTACACCAGGGGATACTGTAACTCTTTCATTTGCTGTTGACAATAGCCTAACAAATAGCGTAGGCCAAGGTGTTGTATCGGACACCTGGACAGCAACGATATCCTCGGATTCGCCTTCTCCCGCCTCAGCCACAGTCACTAGATCTGTTGCTCATGATCTTGAAAACTTCAGCCTGTCCATTACCATTCCGCAAGGTGCAACGACCGCTACAATAACCTTTAGTGGTATGGACAAAGGTTTTTGGAGTGGGCACTACGGTCCAAGTATTGATAATGTCTCCATAGGAGTGACCCCAGCGGCTTTCGTCCCGACAGGGTATCCAGCAGACCAGCAGTGGGAAGCAGTGACTTACGGTGATGGAAAATTTGTGGCCGTTGCTTCGTCCGGAGATGGCAACCGTGTCATGACTTCAACAAATGGCAATTATTGGACCTCAAGAACGTCTGCTTCTGATAGTAACTGGCAGGGGATCACCTACGCCGACAATCAGTTTGTTGCGGTTGGTTCAAATGCTGTAATGACCTCGCCTGATGGAGTTACTTGGACATCAAGAACTGCGCCAGTTGGCGAGTGGCAAGCAATCACGAACTGTGGCGGTCTTTTTGTTGCTACCGCAACTTGGGGTAGCAGTTATGTAATGTCTTCCACAGATGGTGTTGAATGGACATTACGCACTCCATCTTATGGATGGTCACATGACGCTGTTGCCTGTAGTGCAACAATTCCACGGTTTGTATCTGTGTCTCAGTTTGGTAGAGCATGGTCTTCCGCCAATGGAACTACTGGCTGGTCTACTCAAAACCCTGGTGCAATTGTAGATATCCGAACAGTTGCGTTTGGTAATGGTCGTTTCTCGTGGCTTGAGTACAGCACAAACTCGGGAAATAGATACGGCGGTTACTCCATAAATGGATTGAACTGGTCTGCTGGACTTGTTCCATCTAACCAGTGGAAATACATCACCTACGGCGAAGATAAATTTATTGCGGTAGCGGAAGGTGGATTAAATTCCCGCTCCGCTTATTCAACCGATGGTGCGAACTGGACGCTAGGTTCTGGAGTTCCAAATAACTCGTGGCAAGGGGTTGCTTATGGGGCTGGAAAGTATGTTGCTGTAGCAAACTCTGGAACAGACAACAGAGTTATGACTTCTGCGGATGGTCAATCATGGGAGAGTCTGTCTGTCACTCCTCCTCCGTACTTCAATGCCGTCACAAACCTGACGGCTGTTGCCAACGCAGATGGAAGCGTGAACCTTGACTGGGATGCGCCAACATCAAGCAATGTTGACATCTACGCTTATGCAGTTAGTTTTTACGACCTTGACGAAATTGGTGGAACCACCTCAGGCGGTTGGGGTTTATCGACTAATCAAGGAACTACTTATTTGTTAAGCACTGGGATGTTCTCTGGTAGCAATCCTCTCACGACTGGATACGGACCAGTTCGCTTTGGCATTAAAGCAGGAAATCAGAGCTGCTTTTCCAGCGCAGGCGTAGGTCCATGCGTGTATGGACCCGAAGTCACTGTTGATGCAACTGTTCTTGATCCAACCCCCGCCACAACAACTACCACCGAGCCCGAACCAGAAACAACAACTACCACCGAGCCAGAGGCAGAAAACACCACCACAACTGAGCCAGAGCCAGAAACAACTACTACAACTGAGCCGGAACCAGAAATAACTACTACAACTGAGCCAGAAACAATTCCTCCTGTAGTTATTCCTCCAGATACAGATCCCCCTACAGTTGATCCGGAACCAGAAACTACAGTTCCCGAACCAGAAACAACTATTCCTGAACCAGAAGTTATAGAGCCGGAGCCTGAGACTACTGTTCCGGAAGAAATATCTGATCAAGTGGATGAGATTTTATCTGGAGATTTAACTGAAGAAGAATTCGCTAATGCTGTAGATGAAATTTTAACTTCAGCTGATAACGAAGAAGAGTTAGTTGCTGCAGCTACAGAATTATTATCTGGTGATTTATCAGAAGAACAATTCACAGAGGTTATTGATCAAGTGTTTGCGGAAGAATTAAGCGATGAAGCGTTTGCTGAAGTGCTTGATACCGTGTTTGAAGAACCACTGAGTGACGAAGAGTTTACTGCAGTCATTGATGCCGTCTTAGATCAGCCATTGAGTGATGAGCAATTTGAAAATCTAGTTGACGTGTTGAGTAGTGAAACAGTTACTGATGAGCAAGTACAGGAAGCTGTCGATGCAATTATAGAAAATGGAATCACGGAAGAACAAGCAACTGAGATTGCAACAAGTGCAGAGGTACTATCATCTATCGATGGAGAACAGGCAGCTGAGATCTTTGCCGAAATTCCCATTGATGATATAACAGATGAACAAGCGTTGGAGATTATTGGTGCGGTACAAGACGCTCCAACAGAAGTCCGTTCTTCATTCGAAGAAGAAATAAATATATTTGGTTCCGGAAGCTTAAATACTTACGTGCCATTAGGTTCCAATATAAATGTGGGACAAAGAAGAGCAGTTATAGCTGCTGGTGCAGTTATTGCTGTTGCTCCAGTAGCTGGAGCCTCAAGAAGAAGATAACAACAGGGAGATATAATGAAAAAATTTATAACTAAATTAATAGCTGCACTTTATGAGCAGGCTTGGACAATAGCTGGAACTATATTAGTTCTTATTACTTTGTCTGGCGATATACAATCATGGGGAATTAAGATCAGCATTGCCACTTTAGTGATAGTATTATTTGGTGCTGTAATCAAAAAGGAAATGGATGAGTCTGATTAATCTTATCCTAAGATAAGATCTTCAGGGATAATCCATAACTTACACACAGCATTGGGTTCTATCTTTCCAGCTACTATTCCACATCCCTGACCACCCATAAAGAAAACACAGTTAGAACAAATCATACCCTGCTTTATGAAAGGGTTAGCCTTTGCCGGAGCATAATGTGCTCCGTTAGCTTTTGATGTCTGATCGAACTTGCCAAACATCTCAACCAAATGTTCATAATGACTATACATTAGCTTTTGTCTGGGGTTAAGTTTTTCTTCCGGATCATCCATGTCTTCCGGTTCTTCTTCGGGCATTTCATCTTCAGGCATCTCTTCATCGTCTGGAGAACTATATTCTGATAGCCAATAGTTATTCACTGTCTTCATCTTTCATGGTATCTTTTACTGCGCCATCCCAAATCGCAGCTAATCTACAATAGCCATTATCTTCTACTGTCTGAGCTACGATCTTGCAAACACCGTTACCTTCATACAGGGCACAGTTAGCACACTTAACCCCAATAGATAGATTATCGTTTTCGATTCCGGGCACATATCCTACCCAGATACCATTGCCATCACCGTTGGAAAGCTTCCCATACTTACCCACTATACCTATTAGGGCGTTGGCATATTCTTGTTCTGCCGGAGGAAGTTTATTTTCCATTTCTTTTAAAAATTCAGCTAACCAATAAATTGACATTTTTCTCCTAAAAGATAGTTACTATGTATATATAGTAGCATGTTTTGATAACTTATGAGGCACAATGAATAGACCTATATTAAAAACCATTTCACCTGGGACGACTCCAATCACCAGGAGTATTGATGACTTTATTTTTAATATTACAGATCAAGCTAGGGCAGTTGTAGATCCTACTAAGCTTGATTTTTTATCAAGAACTATGTCAACGGCAATGCAGGATACTGCACCAAAAGTCTTTACATTAGGTGGATTAGGAATTGGTAAGGTAGTAGATGAAAATGTAATATCTAGACGTAGTGCCACTACCGTTAGCTCTGCAGCAGAGTTCCTAGAAAAGGTTGGATCAGACTTTACTAGAGGACGAGGTAGGGGTAGTAACATGAGCATGTCTGGTATAAGGGCTAATAAAAATCTTGAAGGAGCAGCCTCTTTGTTGGGAGAAAATCCTACAAGTTTAAGATTCGGAGAAATTCAAGATTTTATTGGGATTAATGCCTCAGTTATGAACGAAGACAAAATGTATAAATCGTCTCAAGTCGTGTTTCATGAACGTGGCCACACAGCTTCCAAGACTTCTGGATTATACTTAGGCAATGCTCCAATGCATGAGGAATTACGATACGTAAATCCATCTAATAGCGCAATGACAGATCAGGATCGGTATATTTCAAAAATGGTTAATCATTCCCTGGAAGAATCAAGAGCTGAAACTTATTCATATCATAAAATTTTTCAATCAGATGAAATTTCAAAGATAGGGGAAACTGAAGCTATTTTTAAAAATACTGGATATTATAAACCATTTGGAACCGGCGGTCCTGATGGCCTAGAAAATCCTTTTCATTTCGTGTATGGGCAGAAACAAATAGAGAGTATCAAAGGCTCCCTCAAACCAGGAGAGTTTTTTGATGAAATGGACACAATAATAAAAGGCGAGATTCATGCTAATGCAGCGCTTTTATCAACTGTTAGTTTTGGAAAGGGTGACGAAACCCAACTCCCTTTTCTTGAAAAACACACGGCGGATGTTAGGGCAAGTATATTAGAAAAACATGGGGAAAAATATGCTCTTGAATATGATGAAGCTTTACAAAAATATGGAAAACATGGACGATTAGGTTTGAGCTCTGATGCAAAAATTGTGTCAGAGGTAGCTGCCGAAACAGCTAGAAAAGAGGCAGCCCGGGCAGCGGCTGCAGCGGCTGCATTTGACCCTGAAAATGTTTCTTCTTTCTCTATTGGCAGTGAGCCTGAAAAAATATCAGCAAGGATTGCTTCTAAAGAAATGCCCAAAACTATAGAAGAAGCAGTAGGGGTAGCTACCAGGCGTTCGGGTGCGACGCGGGGTTTATTGGCAGCTTCTACTGAAGCTTCATCCCATGTAGCGTCTGGTACTGGAGGATCTAGAATGCTAAGAACTGCAGGTGCAGCTCTATCAATCCTAAGAAAAAGATTTTAGTCAGCCTATGCAGTTTCTTGAGCAGAACTTTTCATTATTATGCTCATAAACTATGCCACGTTGCAGTTCTCGACTGCACTTGGGGCAAATAAAAGACTTACCTTTTAATCCTACATATAGGATTGGCTTACCTGGTTGTTCTACTTTGAGAGTAGCTACAGGTGAATTCGAAACATTTTTCTTTGCGGGCTTTTTACCGGCCATTTTGACTCCTTAAATAATCAATACATCTGGGAGTATAGTAATGGGTTTAATCTAAATATATTCGCCAAACTTTTTTATTTCTCTTCCTGGAACTCCGACTACAGTAGCACCATCACTTACATTTTCTATCACAACAGTCCCTGCTCCAAGCGTACAGTTGCTACCTACATTTTTGAAGTTGATAATAACACTACCAGCTCCTATGGAAGTTTGTGCGCCAACATTAACGTCTCCACATATTCTAGCTCCAGGACTGACGGTACAGAAATCTCCTATCGAACTAGATTGATTTATAGATGCTGCTGTATTTATGTGCACGTGTATACCAAGCGTAACTTTGGTTGTCAGTACTGAATATGGACCCATGGTTAGCCCGTTACCATACTGACAATGGGTTCCGATTACAGCTGTTTCATGGATAAGGTTTGCTGCTCGATCTATTCTTTGTATATTTGATTCTACATTTTTTCTTATCTTAGAAGAATTAATTGCTATAGTATATTTTAAGTTAGGATATTTTTCTAATAAGGAATTAACAATAGATATATTGCCGATTATATTGCTATTATTTAAGGATAGATTGTCATCTAAATATCCTATGATATTCCAATCATTATACTTATCAGAATAAGCTAAGTATTCTAAATCTTTAGAATGTCCACCAGCTCCAATAATTACAAGATCCATGTTTTTATCTTTGAAAAGTCGTTGTCGCATACGCCATATACATTTATTACATCTTCTGCAGATTTGGGGAATAAGACAACGCTGTTATCCAATCTTTTAACGCCAGGATAAGCCCATATTAAACCTGACGATGTCATCGTGTAATTATCTTCCTGATGCCAAAAAAAATTACCAACGTTATATTTGTTGAATAAAGATTCAAAAGCTTCGGAATTTTTGCAGTGGAGCCAGTATCTTTCGTCTAAATAATCGGTTATATCAATCTCGTATTGCGGTTCATCATGACCTAGGTACCAAGTTTCATTAACTAATCTAATATCTATCTCTACATCGTAGCCATTTCCTATAGCCTCCCTAATGTATTCGGGGTTATTCTCCAAATGTCTATTGATGCCAACATAATTTCCTCTATGTGCAATTAATTTCATTTTTTGTAGTTCTCCAAGAAATAATTTAGATCTTCAGGAGTTCCAATACCCCACATCTTTTCTATATTTTTTACTCTAATTTTTTTTCCATCAGATATAGCTTCATTAAATACTGGACATACGTAGAATTCTCCGTTTGTCCTAATGTCTTTATCTATCATTTGTTCTGCGTATTTTACATAATCCGACCCCTTGTTCCAAAAGTAGATACCAACAGTAGCTAAATTGCTAATTGGTTTTTTCTCTGCAACTTCTGATACAAATCCATCATCTCCTAGTTTTGCATACGACCATTTTGGATGAGTAGCTTCAAAAGTCAATATTCCACCATCAATTCCATCCGCGCTGAAGGCGTAAAGTGCTTCGTTACTATTCCATTCCACAAATTGATCTGAATTGGCCATGACTAAAGGACTGTCATTATCAATAAACTCTTTAGCCAAGAGCGTCGTGCACGCTGCGCCCTGCGTTAAGGATTCAACTTGGACTATTTTACAGTTTGGTGCTATTAGACTAAGTAAATATTGTAAATTGTATTTTTCATAATGTTCTTTTTGAACTATAAAAATATAATTCGCTTCAATATTTAAGTTCTCTACAACAACCTGGATCATGGGCTTTCCGTTTACCTCTATTAAAGGCTTAGGAAATGTATATCCAGCAGCTTCGAATCTGCTTCCTGCTCCAGCCATAGGTATAAGTACATTCATTTTTTCTGATCTCCAAGGTATGTTTTTTTCTTCTTTTTTAGAAAGAATATCAATAATTTTATCAATTTTTTTAATATTTAAATCTTCTCTGTTTTCTACAGGGACTAAGATTGATCCGCTATCCAGGGCCCCCTGTCTTCCTATGTGGCTATCTTCAATTATAACGCATTTTTTAGGCACTGAATTACACGCTATCATACATCGCCAATACATTTCTGGAAATGGCTTTGTTCTTTTGACATCATCATTACTGACAAAGTAGTCAACATATTTCATTAAACCAAGTCTAAGAAGAACTAGTTTGACTGTGTCTCTCACGCTATTAGAAGCAACTGCTATTTTTATATTATTTTCTTTGATTTTTTTAAAGAAATAAATTAATTCATCATCTTGATTAAGGTTGTCAAAAATTGATAATGTTTCTTCTTGTTTCTTTTGCCAAACAGCGTTATGCAAATTAGGTGGAAGACCTTTTACTTCAGATAGAGTATCAAGCTTTTTGGTGGTAGGAAGGCCATCATATACACTTAGATGCTCTTCTCTTGATATTAAATATTCTTCACCAAAAAAAGCAAGAGCATTATTTAGTGCGTGATAGTGGACTTCTCTACTGTCGAGAAGTACTCCATCTAAATCAAATATAACTAAACTATTCATATAATCACATTCTTAGTAGGTAGTTTTTTTTAACATATCTTTCATCATAAAAGCCATGAAAATCCCCCATAACCCCTTGTAAGGAATTTGTTACATCATAACCCAAATTCTCGAGTACCATTCCTAGTATTCTTTCAGTTGCACATGATTCATGTTTATTATTTGGAAGTATATTAAAAAATCCACAATCAAATAGATCTTTCATTACCTTATTTTGACACAACATCATCGGGCCGAAAACACCCTTGTAAATACCAGGTATTCCGTACCCTAAAGACTCTCTCATAACTGAATCAGCCCATACAGACAGATCATTGTCATTTGCATCTCTGCCTATTGGAACCGGTGGAGAATCCCACCACCTTATAGTAGTAAGTTTGCTACTTTTTACAAAATCAATGTTATCTTTCAATACAAGAGAGTCATGAATGCAGTAATAAAAGTCTTCTTCTGGATTATTTTTATAACCTATGTTATAAGCCTCTAGGGCGTAATGCCTATTCTCAACATCATATATGACAACTGAAGAGTCTATGTCTTGAAAATATGATTTATCATATGAATCAGAATCTACGATAACTATTTTTTCATTTGGATGAAAACGCATTATAGAATCAATGCATTCAAAAATCACAGGATAATTAGAGTCAAATTTACACGGTATTATAAACAAAACTACTCCTCATTAGTAAGCAGAAAGCAGCCAAAGCCTTCAGGCAGGTCTTTGATATCTATGCAATTGTCATAATCGTCAAAAGCGTGTGTGTATATTTTAGACAATGATGCTACCAGACTACGATGACCTTCTTCTCTATTCGGATTAAAAGAAGTATGCAAAGACAGTAGCATTGGTATTTTTGCATTTATTAGCGATTCTTCAAAAGAAGGTATTGCTATTGACTCATAGCCTTCAATATCTATCTTAATTAATGAGTAATCACCCAAGGAAAGAAGTTCTTCCATATTAACACCATCTACTGTTTTTCTATCGGAATTAATAGAATCCAATACTCTTGTCATTGAGTCGCCCAGTTCTACACTAGGATCTATTGCTACTTGCTTGCTTGAAGAGAATGCCTTTTCCAAAAGAATAACATTTTTAAATTTGTTAGCTTCTATATTTTTCTGTAAAAAACTAAAAGCCACTGGATCTGGTTCAACAGCTATTACTTTTCTGGAAAGCTCCGCTGCATATAGAGTGTTTGGACCAATCCACGCACCTATGTCTAAGAAGTCTTTTTGTTTATTCAAATATTTGTCATATGCTCTGAATACAGAAGGCTCTGAATCTGGATAGAATTTTTCCCAATAGTCAAAACCTGGTGGTCTATGGAATAAATCATCATCTATTACATTGAATGTAAAATTATTTTTTTTAACCGTAATCTTTTCTGTCATTACAAGAACCAGCCTTCACTTCTTCTTCCACCTATGTGGGTAACCAATGGTTCGTCATAGATGTTCCCGTAAAATCCAAATCTATAATCTTTATCTATAGAGTGTACTTTTGTTGTGAACTCAGATTCTCCGCCATGATCTGGCCAACCCATTTTGATTGTAGACATAGGATATAAACATGGATTCAAAGTAAATAATCTAGCGTGTTCAAAGTAATCATCTTTCTGATGATAGTCCTCAAGATGTTGAAAAACAAATCCACCTACTTCTTCTTCTGGTGGATTAACTGGTGCGCGGACTAAAGCCATTTGAACAAGATGAGGATTAGCTTCCAGAAGTGATATAAAATCTTCAATGCTAACTGGTTGATTAAATAAAAAGTCATCTTCTAAATGAAAGACATAGTCTGAATTACGAGAGACAGACGCCCATGCCGACTGTACTGCTCCAGCTAAACCTCTTCTAGTTTCATGTGAAACTATACGAAAATCCGGATAGTTAGACATTAGATATTGATGATATCTGGGATCCGCTGAATCATTAATTATTATTTTTTCATAAAAGTTATAGTTTAAATTTTTATTCATAGACGGCACTGTCTCTGAAATACATGCCTGTCTGCCGTCAGTTATTATTACTAAAGAAACCTTATTCATCACAACTCCATTATGGGTGCAGGATCATTGATGAGTGATCCAAGATCATTTTGTACTAAAATATTTTTCTCAAAAAACTTTACCAACCCGTTGGTTCCCTCGGATTCATATATCTTAAAATGTTCTGCCCAGGCAGCGCCGTTGTAAAGATCGGCACCAGAGCCAAGTGCCTTGCAAGCTTGGTATGCATTAAGTATTTTTCTCATGAAATGATCTAAAGATCTCCACTGAAAATGTCTTATCTGAATAGTCTGTGGGCCAAAAACAATCTTATCGTGACCGTAATCATCTATGGCTACCTTTACATGCTGATTTATATCCCAACCATTATGTTGTACAAAGTGGTTGCCGTTTGAAATTTTTACATAAGAATCTGTTGATCTAAATCTAAAACAACTTTTATGATTTGTCGGTAGATTCCACTTATGCACCATAGAGTGAAATGGGGATTTTCCTTGTGGATCAAACTCTGTAATGGAATGATTGGTATACAGGGTTTTGTATACGTCAAACCCTTCGGCGCTGAGGTCTGTAAACGCATCTTTTAGCGTAGCATTTGGTGAGTACCAGATTTCATCAATATCAAAAGGAATAACCCATTCTGCGCCATGCTCTCTCGCTTTTACTGCTAAGCTGGTCATCTTTTGTGATTGAGTATATTCAACTACATTATCTTCCAGGAGGATTACCTGCACATTAGGAAGTTTTAAACCAATATTATTTTTAGCTTCTTCCATTTTTTCGCGAGTATTATCATTTGACATATTGTCTGCAATAATAATTCCATCAACACCATTGGCAGCGAAATGATTCATCGTGTGATCAATTATATCGCCTTCATCTTTTGCCATTGCAACGGCCCAGACATTTACTGACATTACTTATTTTCTCCTTGCTTAGTATCTCCGTTCGGAAGATATCCATTAACAATATTCCATTGAACTGATTTTTGTCTATACACTTTTCCCTGAAGAGGCTTTTTACAATCTATGGGATAAAACTTAAAACCCTTTTTTTCTATTCTATCAAAAAAGTAAGCGTCTGCTCCAGACCAACTATGAGGGTGATCTTCCCATCCGTTAACTATATCAAATAAAGATCTAGTTGTCATTACCTGGTTGTGATCTAATTTATCTGCGCCGCGTTCAAGAGGATCGTCGAACCATCTAACGCCTCTACCATCTAATCCGCCACCATCAATATTTCCATCTTCATCAAGGACATGCTGAGCACAGAATACCGCATCATGGTTGTGTTCTTCTGCGCTATTTATCATTTCCTGAATCATATCTGGATAATAAAAATCATCATCAGCTAAATAACAAATATATTTAGAATTAGAATATGTTCTTACTGCCGTATTAATTTGTGTAGCGTAACGAGCAGTTTTGAATCTGTCCTCATCTTTAACGAAAGAGTTAAAAAATGTAATTCTTTTCTTTGTCGAATTAGACTTAATTGCGTCTTTAATAACTTTATGCACTTGTCGGTCTGGAGAATTATCTTCAGCAATGATTAAGTGTATATCATCATATGTTTGGCTCAGTACGGAGTCAATCGCTTTTTTTAAATAAGTTGGCTTATTATAGCTAGTTAATATAACTGAAACTTCTTGATTTTTCATTGCTTCCTTTTTGTGAAAAAAACTTTTGCGGAGAGAGTGGGATTTGAACCCACGGATACATTTTACCATATCGACATCTTAGCAGGATGTTCCATTCAACCGTACTCTGGCACCTCTCCTAAATTAATCAGGGGACTAAGCCAGGCTTCTCTACATCCTCTACCATTCTAGTTCTGCTCCACGCACCACACGAGTTACAATACCATTGTTGATAGGTAGCCACTTGCGTATAGCGCTGTCCACGACGCTGCAGATCATCCGATCCACATGTTGGACAACAGCTTTCTCCTGAGTATACATTAAGGTTTGGATGATTAGCCATCCATGGTCTCAACTTCATGTAGACATTACGCAACAAGTCAACGTCTTGTTTGGCATACTTTGTCATCGTCTTCCATGCCTTCATGTCTCCACGCATGCATCCAGCCCATGTAGCAAAGCCGCCTGTATCAACCTTAGCTCCTACGCCTAAATGCTTGCCAAGATTGTCCAATTTATTGCTATTAAACATGAAATATCTTCTAGCAGTTTTTAATGTATCTATTTGTTTTACTGGCGACACGGGCCCAAGATTATGGTACACGAATCTTGCATTAGCTTTGCGCATATCGAATCTATCACCGTTGTGTGCAATAACAATGTCAGCCTCGTCTAAAAGGTCCCACAATTTCTTTGCAACGTGCACGTCATTTTCTGGATCTTTTGCGTAGGTATCTGGGAAGTCTACTAAAGCACAGACTTGTGTCTTAGTTTCGTGTTCCCATCTGTAGGATATGCATAACAAGTACCATTCGCGCTCATGTTCAATAACATTTTGCTCAAAGTGCCCCCAAACATAACTTAAGTTTGGTGCGGTTTCTATATCATAATAAAGTATCTTTGCCATATGTACCTGTTTCAGTCTGGCTTACGTATTAAATTACTCTAATCTATTATAACACAAATGGTGGCGCAGTGCTCTTTTGAAGTCACACCACGCCACCATTTTATAATAGTAATTTATTTATTAATTGTTTTTAAAATTAAAAAGAATAATTTCTGTAGTTGTTCTTCGGTAGTGCTAAAAATCATTTCTTGATTATCTCCAAAAGTTATTTTTATTACATGACCACTAATTAATCCACCTTCAGTAGTTATCATTGAAGTCGGTGGAGTGATTTCTACATTCTTCATTGCTGGCATAAAACCAGCGAAGGTCATATCATCCATTATTTTTTCTTCTTAAAAGTTGATACATTTTTTGGAGCTTGCCCTTTGGTTCCTTTGACTGGTGTGCCCTGTGCTCTTTTTCTTTGTACTGCACTTTTTCTTTGTGCGGGCGAAAGCGCATTTGCTTTTGC